CATCACCTAATACCTGCTCTTGAAGTTCTGCTGCTTTCTCTGGATCTTGGCTACGCACTAGATCTGCGCAAGCTAATAACGCATTGCATCGTATTATAATAAAGTCATATGGTCGATCTGATGCACCTTGATAGTTACTATTACCACGCTTATAGATAGGTCTATTTAAATAACTGCGCATATGATCCGCTTGCTCTTTTACTACACGATTTTTTAAATCTTCCCAATCTTGCCCTGCTTCACATACACTAGAATTAAATGCACTAACAGAGCTAGATGCTAAAAATACGTCCACATAATCTGAGGATTCATTATATTTAAATTCGTTATCTGCACTAGGACTACTGCCTCCAGATACTTTCGTTAACTCTAAACCATCTTTGTATAAATTCTCTATATATCCAGTATTGTGTAATCTATAAAGATTTGTAGATGGATTTGTCCAGTTTGAAATTAGTACACGCTTACGATCATAGCGATCTATATCACTAAGAATAGCCTGTAAATCAGTTGTTATATTGCAGAATGCTGTTAAGTAACTCATGCTTTTGCGATCTCATTAGTTATACTACTAGTAGGTAAAATGGTTACATCTGGAATATCTGCGCATATAATTAGCGCAATCATAGTGCCTAAAATCATATCAATATCTGTACGCGGATCGTCTAAATCTTTCGCTAATTCTTTTAGCTCGTGCATTACACTAATTAACTTGTCTATTCTTGCAGCATCATCCATATTTTTGTACTATCTCGCAAAACTTCTCTGGTGTACCAGCACCTTTTGCAGTGTTATAGTAGACCTTCCATTGTGTTGCTTGATCCTCTAATGTTCTTGGTAGTTTTTTTGGTATTCTACGTAGGTGTAATCTACAAAAAACTATTTGAGCTGCAAGATTAGTAGTTAAGATATATTCCCAATCCTTTTCTACTGGCGCAGTAAAGTGCGACCAATCTAAATAGCATGCTTTGGAAACTTTCTTCATCAGTTCTTCGCGATACTGAAGATAGTTATTTATTATATCTACCGCTACCCAAGGTTCACATTGGTATACACCACGCGCTGGACCTTTGATTTGCTCTAGATAAATATACTTTGATTCCACTAAGCCAATATTATAAACAAACTCTGCTGCTTCAGGAGAATACAAATCTATCTTCTGTAAAACACGCTTAATGAGTCCTTTTATTTGATCTGGATTGATCATTTGCGCTTCATGCCTTTCTTCATCTTCTTCTTTTTAACTTTGACTTTCTTTGACTTCTTCTTCTTTCCATAATGGTACGGCATTATCTTGCTCTCCTTACTTTCTTGGCAGTTCTTTTAGAATAACTAGCGTTCTGTTTACCTTGTTTACTAGCAGCTCTTTTAAGCCTGTTCTCATATGCCTTTTGTGATTTCGTTAAATTCTTACGTACACTAGCAGGTAAGTATCTGCCTCGCTTTTTGCGTGGTTTTTTCTCATCACCTTTTGTGACGTAACCCCAATTTTGTTTACTCCACTTTTTTAAACTCTTTTGTGATTTCTTTAGTGCCATTATTTATATCCACCGCCTGCTTTTTTATATGCTCTCGCTAACATCTGCGCCTTCCTTGCACTCCATTGACCTGCTCTACCGCCTTTATTTCCTGCTTTAATGCGATAAAAAATCCGTTTGCGCAGTGATGGTTTGGTGTAATTACCTGCTTTATTTACAGATGATTTCTTTTTCATTTACCTACCTTTCTCATTGCACTAGTATGAGATTGACCGAAAGTTGCACCTTTACGCATTGCAGATACCATTGAGCGTAAATGCTTTGCAGTGTGATGTCTTGCGTGTCTACGCATTGCAGATACTTGCCGTTTACTTAATCCTGTAACACTAACACCTTTTACTTTCATTACCATTTCACCTTATTTGACCAGAATTTTGCTGAAAACTTATTAGTTGTTCTACCATGCCGTGCATAGTATGCGCGTCTTCTAGCCTGTTGCGATTTACTCTTTGGGTTCTTACCTGCGCCACGCACACCTTGCTGTCCAAATCTCACTACTTTATATCTACCACCACTAGATGCCATCACTACATGTGATTTTGTTTTGTGACTTGGTGTACGTTTTGGTTTATTTACTCCACGTAGACCTAGCCTACGCATCGTGGACTTTACTCGTGCAGGTACTGCCATTACTTACCTTTAATTAAACCGATAGTAATAGATTGTATTACTTCTACTAATTCCTTAAACATCACACCTTCTTTCTCTTCTTTAACAAAAGGTATGTTAATCTTATCGTTTAGTAGTTGTGCCAGTTTATCTGCAAAATCATTTGATCCAATATGATCTACTGCTTGATCTTGCATTTTATCCGCTTGTTCTTCGGCTAGTTTTACTAGCATTGATTTTATATCCATTATACGAACCTCATTATTATGTTTATCATTATAGGAAAAGTAACAAGAGCCACTGCTCCCCATGTTTGAAATCGAGCAATATCAGTATCATGGTTACTGACCTTTCCATTAAGTCTTTCTAAATGCTTCTCTATCCTATGTAAACTAGAGTAGATGTTTTTAAGCCGTTCATCATGTCGAGTTAAGATTCTAGTAAAATCGTTCATATCCATTAGTGTCTTCCGTTGCCATTCATTCGACTCATTATACCATCCATACGTGATAATTGTTTTTCTAAATCACTTATAGCTTCCATTGTTTGTTCATATCTCCTGTCTCTAACTGCATCAGAGTCATTCCATCTATTAATAAGCTTTATAATCATTCCTTCCATGTTGTTAATCGATTCTGATTGACCTTTATTCTCTACTTCTAAATTTTTTAATGACTCTGCTTGAGCTTCTGATTTTTTAGATAAATTCATTACTAGGTAGATTAAGAGTGCAGCGCAGACTCCAATCATACCTGCTTCACCATATATTGCCATTACATCCATTACTTTTTCCGCTTTTTCCAACTCATTGGATTTAAATTAATTTTTAATTCTTTCTCATAGAAAGATATTTTTTCTTCTAGTTCTTGTCGTTTTAATTCTTCTTCCATTGTATGTCGTTCCAGTAGATCTTTAATTGTTGTATCCGCACTAACAAGTTCAACTTCAAGCTTAGAAATCCTATTTTCCATATGCACACCATAATAGCTAATCCCAGCAACAAAACATAATATTTGAAATAACCACTTAATATTAAGATGTATACTAAAGTTGTCATCGATAACATCAGCGCGATAGCTTCTAGCAGTCTTCTCACTCATCTCTTCCTTATTGATTCCCATCTGTTGTGAGTAAAACACCACATATCTTGATTAAAACTAACATGATCCGCGTAAAAATGTAGCGTAGAATCTTGATCCATTACCTCGATAAACGTATACATAGAATCACTTGGATTCGGTTCATATCCGCCTATGGACCAACCATTGGAGCAACTACTCACTATAAACATACTTGACACTAATACTATAACTCGTACTAACAACTTCAAAATCTCCGCTTTCTAATTTCTTAATTACTTTATTCATAATACCATCCACCATGCTACTAACTTTGCTAAAGGATTGTTCATCTATCCACCACCTGGTTGTTAATAATTTTATGAGTGATATAGTCGATGCGCCCATGCCCATTAGAATGTTTATCTGCGCATGCAGCAACATATGCATTCTCGATCGTTTTAAATGAGTCGCTTTTTCGAGTGATCTCACCATCAACCATTAAGAAATAATCTTTTGAGTTTGGATATTGTATTGTAACATAAGAACCATCAACCATCTTGATAACTTTCACCATATTTGGCTTTGTGTTCTTGTGCAAAACTACATCATGGTCTTGAGCGCATCTCCTGACAATCATTACTTTACTTCAGCCTCTACGACTTCATCGTTAAGTGATTGCCTAAGCATATTGATAAACGCTTCCTTACCAACAGATAACTGGTCAGCGATAAACTGATTGCTATTCTGCTTGTTTTGAATATCGTTAATATGATTCACCATCATCTTTTGCTCGTCAGTCATATCCTCAATGATATACTCTTTATCATCTAGGTTCAAGACTGGCTTCTTTTCTTTTTTTGCCATGTTTGACTCCTTGTTAATTAAACTTCTTCTGCTTGTTTAGCTGTCCATGCAGACTTTACTTCATCTGTCCATAGAGCGTTTGCCAATGCTTGTATTTCAGCATTTTCACTAGATACATCCATATGTGGATTTAATACTCTTCTAGTGTATTTGTATGAAATCTCTGAACCATCTTCAATTATAGCAGTTCTTGTGCGAACTTGTATATGTTTGAATTGTGTTCTTACTTCATAATCTTCTGTTATTTCTTTTGTTAAAGCCATTTCAACTCCTTGTTTTCCAGTCTAATTCTTTTAGACATGATATGTAAATG